CATCGTATGCAATGTGTTAGTAGTTTCGGAATCACTATACTTCCACTCACCGTCATAAGAATTATAATCGCCTTTAGCTGGATTCCATTGCAGTACAGCAGTCTGATTCAATTCGAACGCTTCAACAGTAGACACTGCGTTGCCTCTGATATTAAGCGTTTCCACGTTTGCAGTTCCGATCTGTGCCGTACCCGTAATAACAGCCGAGCCTGTCACCAAATGATTGGCACCGATTAGACCTGCGAGGATTTGATCCCCATCAATAATAGGAGTACCAATACCATTCTCGCCTTGCAGAATCGCACCGTTCTCAACTATGCACAGCAGTCTTCGATTATTCGAGGATATAACGTCTGTGTAATTTTGAGATGATATTACCTGACCATTCGTACCATTATCGCCATTATAGATATAATACCACCGACCAGATAAACCAGTTGCACCATATCGGATATAGGTAGCGGTACTGCTAGTTACGCCTGAAACATTCTTCCATGCAATCTGAGTAGCATTACCCGTACCATTATCTTTTGTCAGCGTATCACCTACAATCTTGAGATTCGTACCATCAAGGAATGCACGGAATCCATTAAATTCCCACTTCGTTAGTTTATCGGATTCGAGTGTGGTTCGACTAATCGTAGTTGAATAATTGATATCAGTGCTACTGAATGTATCATAGGCACCAACCCTAAAATAATACGTCTTCCCTTCGTCCATAGCAGCGATCGTGCCAGAGTTTTCTTTACCATCGTAAACAACAACACTGTTTACCATAGTTGAAGCTTCTGATCTTATAATCTTGTATCCGGCGATGTCAGCTTCATTCACTTCATTGAATGAAAAGTAACCAGATTCTTTATATATTGAGATTCCAAAACCCGTTACAGCAGCAGGTTGATCATTAGTCAGATAATTATAACGACTGACTGATAATCGACCCAGCGAATCAACTGCCCAGATTAGTACTCGCACAGTTCGTTCAGCATTACTCGGAGACATAGCCGCTGCATTTTCATCAAAATACAATGTATCTTGAGTTGTAGTCTTTGGTACTCGGCGCGATGCTAATTCTATCGTGCCATCCTCATTATAATAGGCGATCTTATAGCCAACAAGATTTTTGCCTACGCCTTCATTCGCTGGATTAGGTGTCCAATTCACAGTAAGATCACGAGTCGTAAATTTACTATTTGCCAAGTATGGCACTGCTCGCAACGTCAATGGTGGATCAAGATTGGAAGTACCCGATATGCCAGTATCCGCACCACCAGTACTCAGAATATAGTTTGCTTCAAGCATATCAGATCGAACACCACCATAATTAGCATAGGCGTAAACCCTTACAGTATATTTGCCGTCGGCTGCATTTGGAATCGTGAATGTTTGTTCTGTACCGTTCCACCCAGTGGCAGCAGATAGATCAGCGAAACCACCACCTACGGCTGGGTCTGCGTGATACCAGACTGCTACATATTTCGCAACAGTACCAGTCAAAGGCGCATCCCACTCAACCAATAGATTAGGCTGTGTAGTCAATGACGAATCATTTGACGTTACAAACATGGGTGATATTAATAGATTTCTAACAGGACTGATTGCAGTTCCTGTACCACCAGCACCAGACGACACACTACCCGCACTTGTATTAGTGATGAATTCGGGACTATACACAGATGTAGTATTATTATCAATGCGATCAAATTTTGTTTGGTCGTAAACAACACCTGAGAAGGCAAACGAAACATCCCCATTATCTGTGATGCTCAATATTTTAAATGACTCTGTTGCACGTGCTGAATGATTGTCATTAATTACGATGACATCACCAACTGTCAAACTATATGATTTCCAGCTCATAGCAAAGGTGATTAGACGTGACTGGTTAACTTCCGTTTCCACAATCCATCGAGCATGTCTTAATGCTTGCTCTTTACTAGTACAGCCGATTAAAACAACATCCTGTGTGTTCAATCGAAATCTTGATATAGCGGCTTCATCAGTAAATGTCACTGTCTCTGCTGCGTAGCTTTTACTTGGTTCGTTATATGTAACAGTACACTCTGTTGTAATATTCGCGATATTCGCGCCAGAGTAGGAAAACTCACCGTTGATCACGTCAGAATTGGTTAATGTTGTCTTAGCATTTGTTGGCTTATCCTGAATCAGTTTAATTACACCATCGATTTCTGTAATCTGACATCGAGCTACAGCAGCTACTTGCTGAATAACATCGAGTGCTTTACTGCGTGTTGAAAGCGTACCGTTAAACGTGAAGCGTGGTTTACCATCTACCTCTTGAGAACAGTAAGTAGCCGCATCGTAGAAACTGTATTTGTCTACTCTTGAGGCATCAATCTGTCTTCCCATGCCATACCTTGTATTAGTAAGTAGATCGTAAATTATCCAAGGTGGTGAATTTGACCATGCTGTTTTAAAGGCACCATTCCAAGCTCCTGAATATGTATCGGTGACAGGATTGTAATTAGTCGGCACCTGAATCTTAATACCCTTGACTTGGAAGCTACGCGAGCTTAGTGCAGTACTACCAATTTGATCTGAGGGGATTACTTGACCAATAAAGGCCATATCTTTATAACCACCTTTATAGGTATCGATTTCAATGACGTGCGACACGGTGAAGTCAATAAAGTTGGCATCAGTATCTGTATTTTCAATCAAACGTTTCGCATTAACTACCCATATACCAGTTGAATTAGGAGGTCTTCGAATATACACGCTGCGCTGAAATGATGGTCTTGTATTCGCCACTATGTTATACGCATTCTGTGGTGTGCCGCTACTATCAGGGAACTGTACGATTTCATTCGTGCCACCTAGTATTCTGCGACTAAACTGTATTGACTGATATTGCGCACGAATGCTACCGTCCGATCCCTGTTGGTATAGTCCTTGAGGAAAAGTAATAATTAGTTTGACTGCATCGACTGCGGCTGGAACTTCAGTTGCCCATGTTGAATTATACGCAATGTCATCAACACCAGTGGTAATCGTGTTCTCGGCAGCACTGAAGATTTCAAGAGGTAATCCGGCACTAGTGCCTTTGGATTGCCATAGTTGTATTTTGTTCTCGTTACTGTTGAGTGTTGAAATTGCAGTATCATCATAGAAAATAGCATCCTCTATATCAGTACTTCCTGACTCTTCGTTAACGACACCTTCGATTACACCTTCGCTGATGATATCAACTACTTTAATAACGTTGCGTGATCTTAACTTGCGTGAATCGTAGCCAGCTTGAGCATCATCAATCGCATTCTGTACTTTGTCGAGAAAACCCATTTTTATTCTTCCGTGTTCCAGTCTACGACATCGAGGCCGAAAGACGCTTGTATACTGCCTGTTCTTGTGTATCCATAAACCAAAGGTATTGCAACTCCGGCTTGTGATGTGTTTTTCCCACCGTTATATATTGATGACTCCAGTGATGCTTGGTCATCGGGTGGTGTTGGTGCTAGTGCTGAAGCGATTCCACCAACTGCAATCGTGGCACCCCATTTTGCTAGTGCCATGTTCCCAGTTCCTAATCCAATACCAGCGACTACCAAACCAATACCAAGCTGGGTGTACTTGCTCTTATCACCTTCAGCCATCGGCATTACATCGATGATTTTGTCTTCAGATGTAAATGCCATCGCTGCGATTTCGTCGGTTACGATTGTGTCGTTTACGCCATCACTGAGAATAATCTTATAGGCATCTGACTGTAGCAATTCATCTAGCTTGCCTTGCGTGTCATGCTGTCGTAGATAGCTAATGATTTCAGGCACAGTATTAACATCAGCTTCAAATGAATCACCTAGTACTTCTTTCAACTTCCCATGTAGATTAATCGTTCGCATCAACTTCCCCTAGTCGCATAACACGTACTGCTCGATCCATCCAGTCTGAATAAGGCTCTGTAGTAGAGAGCTGTGAATACAAGTGATGAAGCATTACGTTATTATTTACATAGAGTCCAGCGTGGTTGATTTGATCGGAACCGATTTTGAATAGAACAACATCACCGATATCAATATCTCGGGCATCGATTTCAACAAATCCAATATCAGGTAGATGTGTATCGTACATGCTTGGCTGATCTGTCTCCCACCATGCGAATTCACGTGGAAAATAACCAAGATCAATATCTCGATTTTCCATATACCACGCTCTGATACATTCCCAGCAGTCTGAATAGCCATGAATGAATCGCTCACCTATTGTATTAATTGGCTCATCGAGCCATAGTGGAGTTGATACATTTTCACCATCACAAGCCACGATACCGAATCCGAATTCCAGACCAAAATTCTGATACGTTTGCATATCTGCTTTGGAAGGTGTACGTCTATCGATGCGAGTCTTACGTGGTGTAATCATGGAATACGGGTGCGAATGAATCATACCAACCGGATTCAATCTCTTGATATCAAGTAGATCAACTACGAATGAGTTTTCAGGATCATCGCTT